TTGTCTGCCTCGTCGATGATGATAACCTTGTGTCTCGACTCACTTGTGAGAGATACTGTAGACGCAAAATTCTTGGCACTATTCCGAACTGTATCAAGAAACCTTCCCTCATCCGATCCATTAACCACATAATAGTCTGCCCCCAATTGTTTACAGAGTGCTTTTGCTACTGTGGTCTTTCCAACGCCTGGTGGACCAGACAGTAACATATTTGGTATCTCACCTTTATTTAGAAATTCCTTAAAGGTTTTCTTGATACTATCGGGTAAAATGCAATCTTCAATTGTTTGGGGTCTATACTTTTCAACCCAAATAAAATCACTCATTAGATCTCCACTCCTTTCTCATTATAACATAAGTGTCATTTTTAGCGACAACATCTCTCACCTTCTTGAAAATACCAGCAGATTGTGCATACTTACTTGTTGCGTGATCTGGTTCTTGTGGACGGACATTACCTTCACTATCATACTTCTTACCATCATTATGATTAG